TTTGAGATGCCTTTGTTTGGTACAGGTATTATGAAAGGGCCAATGGCAGTAGACAAAGAGTACCCTGATTGGGACGAGGAAGGTAACTACGTTCCTGTTACCAAGACTGTACCTAAGGTGTCTTATGTTTCTGTGTGGGACTTTTATCCAGATCCTGATGCTGCACATATTGGAGACTGTCAGTTCTCAGTACAACGACACAAGATGAATCGTAGCCAACTACGTGATCTAAAGAAACGCCCATTCTTCCGTAAGGATGTTATTGAGTCTGTAGTAGATCATGGTGAGAACTACGTTAAGAAATATTGGGAAGATGATCTAGTAGACTACCAGCTAGACTCTGGAGTAGAACGCTTTGAGGTACTAGAGTACTGGGGCGTTATGGATATGGACACCATAAAAGAATATGAAATTGAAATACCAGAAGAGCTAGAAGATGCAGACGAGTTACAAGTTAACATCTGGATTTGTAATGATCGTGTTATACGCTCTGTGCTTAATCCATTCAAGCCTGTACGTCTACCATACTACGCTGTGCCATATGAGCATAACCCATACTCACTGTTTGGTATTGCACTAGCAGAGAACATGGATGATACACAGACTCTTATGAATGGTTTCATGCGTATGGCTGTAGATAACGCTGTACTGTCAGGTAACTTGATCTTTGAAGTTGACGAGACTAACTTAGTTCCTGGTCAAGACATGCAGCTATACCCAGGCAAAGTATTCCGTAGGCAAGGTGGAGCACCAGGCCAAGCATTGTTCGGTACTAAGTATCCTAACGTGTCAGGTGAGAACCTACAGTTGTTCGACAAGGCACGACAGTTAGCAGACGAGTCTACAGGCTTGCCTTCTTTCTCTCATGGACAGACAGGTGTTACAGGGGTAGGTCGTACCTCTAGTGGTATCAGTATGTTAATGAATGCTGCTGCTGGCGGCATCAAGACTGTTATCAAAAACATTGATGACTACTTACTAGGGCCAATGGGTAAGAGCTTCTTTCACTTCAATATGCAGTTTGACTTTGATAAGAGCATCCGTGGTGACCTAGAAGTTAAGGCCCGTGGAACAGAATCACTTATGGCTAATGAAGTACGTAGCCAACGATTGATGCAGTTCTTACAGGTAGGTGCTAATCCTAACCTTGCACCTTGGATGAAGTCTCAGTACATCATCCGTGAGATTGCAAAGTCTATGGAGTTAGATCCTGATAAGGTTACTAACAACATCGAGGAAGCACAAGAGCAAGCTATGGTAATGCAGAAGCAACAAGCTGAAGCACAAGCTGCACAAGCTGGCCCTGCACAAGGTGCGCCACAACCATCTGATCCAACAGGAGCAGGTAACGGAAATATAGGAATGGGTCAAGTACCTACTCCTGGTGAACAAGGATTTAGTGGTAATGAACCTCAAGCCCCTCAACCTCCTATGCAATAATAAAGATGCTTACAGTACATTCACAGAATACATGGATGTATTGATAGAGCAACAACACCGCAAGCTAGAGCAGACTACTGATACACAGGAGATGTTCCAGTCACAAGGTGCCATTCAGCAATTAAGATCATTGAAGTATTTACGAGAGAGAGTTAACGATGAAAATTAAGTATCGTAGTGGTTACGCAGAGGGCGGTTTCTTAGACGATGGTGCAACAGTAGATCCAATGTCAGGCAACGAAGTGCCTACAGGTTCACTGCAAGAAGAAGTACGTGACGATATTCCTGCACAGCTAAGTGAAGGTGAGTTTGTAGTTCCTGCAGATGTTGTTCGTTTCATTGGTTTAGACAAACTCATGAAGATGCGAGACTCTGCAAAAAAGGGTTTAGCTTCAATGGAAGAAGAAGGACAGATAGGTGGCTCTGCTGCACCTGCTATGCCTCCTGAAATGAGTATGAAAGAAGAGCCTATGGACATTGATGCCATGATTGATGGTATGGAAGATGATGGTATGGGCTTTGCTGAAGGTGGAGTTGCAACCTACGCAAGTTTAATGGGCAATGAGTTTGGCTCTGTTCCTACTACTAAAAATGCAGTGTATATGAATGCTGCTGGTAATAAAGTATTTATTCCTATTATAGAGGGTGAACCTGCGTATGCTCCACCTGAAGGCTATACTTTGGTGGTTGATGAAGATGATAAAGTGGAAGAAGAAACTCCTGAAGAAGAGTTAATAGAAGCTGCTAAACCTGTTACTGAAACAGAAAATAGAGACTTTGTACAGAGTGGTGGTAGAGAAAGACAAGCAGCCGCTTCCTCTTCCTCTGATAGGTTTGGTAGAGATAGATATAATAAGTTAGAGTCAATGGCTAGTTCTAACATGAACCAAGATTCTATAAATAACTTTATAGTCAGCTTACTACTCAGGAAAAAAGTATCTATCAGGATAGGCTAAAAGATCCTGATTACATGGACAAAATTCTTACAGATGGTATGGCACCTGTAGATCGTATGCTTCTTGCAGTACAAACTGCTAATAGTAGAAATAGTAGGAAAGGATTGTCTCTAAATAAAAGTCAAGATAGCACATACTCAGATGAACCTATAGATATACCTAAGATGATGAAAGTAATGGCAGGTGCTTTGATTGGTGGTATTCCTGGTTTAATGACTGTAGCTCAAGTTAAAAAAGCAGGAGTAGATAGTCCTGCAGTATTAGATGCTGCTCAAAAGTATATCAAAAAACTTGCATTGTCAGGCTTAAGTCAGGGGTCAGGTCGTGAAGGTAATGAGGATACTCAGCCTACTAATACTCCTGCACCAACAGAATACAACCAAGACTATTGGAAAGATAATTTTTATGATAAAGGTCTAGGTAAGGATTCATCAGCAATAGCAGCAGAGCAATTACGTATAGCAAGAGAAACAGGTAAGAACGCATATGGTAATGACTTAACTCCATCAGAAATAAAAGATTTAAATAACTTAGCTGACGCTCAGGATAAGAAAGATAAAGCAGATCGTACTATAGCTGCTAGAGAAGTACAAGCTGCATCAGATGCTGTTGCTGCTGCTAATATTGTTTCTGTCGCAACTGAAAAAGAAGATATGTATAGTGGTGGTGGTGATGGTTTAGATCCAATGTCAGGCAACACTAGCGGTGGTGATGGAGAAGGACAACGCCAAAGAGATGCAGAAGCAGGTAATGGCTTTGGTCAGGGAAATGCTAATCAAGCTAGTGAGGATGAAGGGCAAACGGATTATGGATACATGAATCGTGGGGGTCTAGCCTCAAAGAAAAAGCCAGCCGTAATGAAAATGAGAAAAGATCCTACATCAGGAATAGCAGCTAAGAAGAAATCAAAACAGAAAGCACAAGCTAAAAAGGGAGCTTTGGCAGCGAAACGCACTTAATACCCTTTATTGGCTACCTAAGATCGGGGGGTACAATACTGTACCTTCCCCACTGTTAGCCCCAACAAGAGAGTAAATCATGGAAACAATGCAAGCAGCAAAGAAGCAAGAAGTAAAAGGATTCATGCGAGTTAACACTAAGCAACAACGTATGGATGACGATGAAGCTGAGTTAGCAGATATGAAAGCACAGCAAGATATGTCCTCTGAAGAGAAGGCTGACAATGAAACTCCTGATACAGCAGAAGAGCGATCTTTCAAGAAGCGGTATGGAGATTTACGTAGGCATCAGCAGGAACAGAAGAGTGACTTTGAAGAACAGATAAAGTCATTAAAGTCTGAACTTAAATCTACATCAACAGGTGATATGGAATTACCTAGCACAGAAGAAGAGATAGCAGATTGGGCAAGTAAGTATCCTCAGGTAGCCAACATCATGCAGACAATGGCATTGAAGGCAGCTAAGGATCAGAACGAAACTCTATCCAGTCGAATGAAAGAGATTGACGATCTACAACTCAGTGCAAACAAAGGGAAAGCAGAAGCTAAGTTACTACAGATCCACCCAGACTTTGAAGAGATCCGTGAACAAGACGAGTTTCATGATTGGGTAGATTCACAGCCAAAGTGGGTACAGGATTCTTTGTATCACAATGAGGCTGATGCTACTAGTGCTGCCAGAGCAATTGACTTGTATAAGTTAGATGCTGGTATTACTAAGAAGAATAAAGCAAAGAAGGGCAACAGCCGTGGTGCTGCACAGGAAGTAAGTTCCCGTGGTGGTTCTTCTCCTACAGAAGGTTCAGGAGAGCAGCAATTCCTTGAGTCTGACGTAGCTGCCATGACTATAAACACGTATGAAGAGAATCAAGATGCTATTGCTAAGGCAATGCGTAGTGGTAACTTTATATACGATGTATCTGGTAAGGCACGTTAATCATAATTTAATTAAAATAATGCTTGACATTTAACTAAAAATCAGTATAACTGTATTTTAACCCACTAGTGTAACTGGACTGATCCTCTGGTTACATTAGTACGTTACAGAGGAGTAGGCTCCAGTTGGCTACCCTACACTAAGTAACAAAATATGTTCTGCAAATCCTTGTGTAACATATAAGCAATCACAATAGTAAGTAGACAAACCTGCTCAGACAAGGCCCAGTGTTACACTAAGTCGATCAACTTAAGTATCCTGCACCCTTTAACGACAGCCTCTATGATATTGTAATAGCTCCATACTAATTTATATAGGAGTGTATATCATGGCTTTTGCAAAAGCGAGTGGTTATACCAACTTAAACTCAGGTAATTTTTCACCTGTAATTTATAGCAAACAAGTACAGATGGAATTTCGTAAGTCAGCAGTCTGCGAAGCGATCACTAACAGTGATTACTTTGGTGAGATTGCCAACGCTGGTGATTCTGTACGTATTATTAAAGAGCCTGAAATTAGTGTCTTAGCATACACCCGTGGTACTGCTATCGCTACTCAGGATTTAACTGACGTTGATTTCACTTTAACTGTAGACAAGTCTAACTACTTTGCATTTAAACTGGATGACATTGAAGAGCAACAGACCCACATCAACTGGCTAAGTATGGCTAGTAATCGTGCGGCCTATCGTTTGGCTGACCAGTATGACCAAGAAATCTTGGGTTACTTGTCTGGTTACAAGCAATCTGCGCTACATGCTAATGCAGGTGCTGTTAACAACGTAGTATCTGGTACTAAGGCTGTTGCTTCTGCTGGTAGTGATGAACTACTTACAGCTAACAAGCTAATCAAAAGTAGCTTTGGTAACATTACTACTAGTTCTGCTGGAGATCACTCTATCCCACTAGCTGCTCGTTTAGCTGGCGCAACTTCTGTTGCTACTGCTACTGCAACTCCGTTGCAAATGGTAGCTCGTATGGCTCGTTTGATGGATCAGAACAATGTTGATAAGCAAGGTCGTTGGTTGGTTGTGGATTCTGTATTCCAAGAAATCCTAGCTGACGAAGATTCTCGTCTATTGAACATGGACTGGGGACAGTCAGGTGGACTACGTAATGGTTTGATGTTGGACAACTTGCATGGTTTCCGTGTATATGTTTCTAACAACCTTCCTAAGGTAGGTACAGGTTCAGCTACTGCTGGTACTGCTAACCAAAACACTAACTATGGTGTTATTGTTGCAGGTCATGATTCATCCGTTGCTACTGCACAGCAGATCAACAAGACTGAAACTTATCGTGATCCAGATAGCTTTGCTGATATTGTACGTGGTATGCATCTTTATGGTCGTAAGATCCTAAAGCCAGAAGCAATCATCACTGCAAAATACAACGTAGCCTAAGCGTTGTCACTGAGGGGGTGGGCAATCTGCCCCCTTTCTTTTATTATGTAAAGAGTAATTATCATGGCAACTTATGTCGCATTGGCAAATGAAGTTCTTAGAAGGCTCAATGAAGTGCAGATTGATGCTGGTGGTGATGGCTTTGATACAGTACGAAATGTCCAAGCTCTAGCTAAGGACGCTATCAATAGCAGTATCAGACGCATACTACAAGATGGTCAAGAGTGGCCTTTCATTAAAACTACAACAACACAAACGCTTTCACAGGGCGTAACCACATACAACTTTCCAGCAGACTATTCAAGTGCTGACTGGGGAACATTCTATATTAAAAAGTTAGCATCGGCTAACAATACTCCAAGAGTATTAAATGCTATCTCCTATGAAGAGTACACTATGACCCGTAGGGCATCAGATGATACCGCCCCTTCTACTGGCTTAGGTATTCCATCTCAGGTATTCCAAACATACGGCAGTGCTTTTGGTGTTACACCATCTCCTAATGCAACATATGAAGTAGAGTTTACCTACTGGATAGTACCTGCTTCTTTAAACGTATATACAGATGTGAGCATTATACCAGAACGCTTCAGCCACGTAGTCATAGATGGTGCTATGATGTACATGATGCAATTCCGTTCTAACACTCAGAGTGCTGCTATGCATGAGAAGACCTTTGAAGATGGTATCAAGGCAATGCGTAACGTACTAATGGACGACAAGTTAAATATGCGATCAGCCTACATTGTGAGAACTAGAACACGTACTGCTGCAGGGGCATAGCTACATGGCAGATCAATTATCAGTAAACAAAGTAATGTGCAGAGGCGGCTTAGATACGAGTCGAGATGTACTAGCACAGGGAGAACAATCTCCTGGTAGTGCCATTGCCCTTATTAACTATGAAGCTGCCACAACGGGCGGCTATAGGCGTATAAGTGGGTTCACAAATACATACGGAACTATTGCTGGAACAGGGTCTGTGCTAGGTGTTAATGTAATAAATGGAATTAACAATGGCATACTAGGCTGTCGTAAGCCTTCATCAGGTCACAACTATCTACACTATTACAATACATCTACATCTGCATGGGTAGCAGTTAGTACTTCAGGTTCGCCTACCATGACAGGAGTAAGCAAGGTTCGCTTTGCTAACATTAACTACGGATCTCAGAAGACAGTATTAACAGATGGTATCAATCCTGCTGCTACCTACGATGGTTCTACATACACACAGATAACACATAGTGCTGCACCTACAGATCCTAAGTACGCTGTAGATTATGCTAACCATTTATTTCTTGCAGGTGATCCTGCCCATCCTACTAAGTTGTTCTTTAGTGCTCCACTATTAGAGACTAACTTTGCTACTGCCAGTGGTGCTGGTGTAATCAACGTAGGATTTCCTGTAGTAGCTATTAAGCAATTCAGAGATGTACTATACATCTTTGGTACTAACACGATAAAAGCTTTAAAGGGTACAAGCACTACAGACTTTGTAGTGACAGGCATTACTCATGACTTAGGCTGCATTGCTACCGATAGTATCATTGAGATAGGTGGAGACTTGTTGTTCCTTAGTCAAGACGGAATGCGTCCTATTAGTGGAACAAGTAAAATTGGTGATGTAGAACTAGAGACTGTATCAAAGAACATTCAATCTTTGTTTACTGACATTTCATTGACTATAGACTTGAATGGTTTATCGTCTGTTGTCATTCGTCAGAAGTCACAGTTTCGTATATTCTTTGCAGCATCTGAGTCGCAAGGTATTATTGGGGGCATACGTCAGAACCCAGAAGGATTCTCATTTGAGTTCGGGCAGCTATTAGGGATGGAAGCTACCTGT